TGTTATATTAAATAATATAAAACAAATAATATCGAATTTAAAAAAATTATAAAGAACAATGAAAGACCATTATTATAATATATATATAAAAATAAAAAAAAATTTTTTTGTTTTTGGTGATTTAATTTTTCTAAAATATGTTCCGCCCATTATGCCCATTCTAAACATTTCTTTCGGTGTTATATTTGGTTTAAAGTCTGGATAATCTTTAAAATAAATTTTCATTCTATTATTTATCTATTTTAAAAGTTTTTCAACAGTTTCTAAACTACCTTCAATCCACGCTTGTCGAGAACTATATATTTCACCAATTATATAAATTTTTTTGGGTTTAAATGTTTTTTCTAATTTTTTTTGAATTGCTTTAGATTTGATGCCAACCTTCCAAAAATGCGCTCCGTTTGACCAATAATGTTTTGTTATCCATTCAGGTTCTGTTATATTTTCGTTTGGAAAAATTTCTCGTAAGTATTTAACTAAATTTTGTTTAATTTCTATTGTACTTAATACATTCCAATAATTTGAAATATAATCATCTGAATAACTAATTTGTATTAATCCAGATTTATTATCAATGGGTATAATAAATTGCAATTTATTATCAGTTAAAGTTTTCTTTATATCTTTAATCCATTTATTTTTATTTATATCATATTTTGCATATATTCTTAATAAATTACCTTCAGATACAGTATCTAATAATTCTTTATATTTATTAAAATAAGGGATTGTCATATAACCATCTTTACATATCGCCAAATATAGTTCTGTATATTTATAATTTTCTTTATTTGTTTTTACTATTTTTGTTTTTTCTTCAATATCTAATAAATGACAATTTAAAATTATTTTTACTTTTTTTTCTTTTAGATATTCGTAAATTTTTTCGTAAAGTATACTTAAACCGCCTTTTAATATAAAAAAACTATTATCTTCAACATCAAAATCTTTTTTTAATGTATATAGGGCATCATATGCATTTAATTTATATATTTCATTAACATAACCCAATGATCTATCTAATATTTTAACTTCATTTGTATTTAAGAATGTAGAAACATAATTATGAAAATTCATTTTTGTTAAATCTAATTTAGATTTATAATCAATAACATATTTCCATAATTTGCTAATAGAATCAAAATCAGAATTATAATATTTTAATAATTCTTTTTCGTTAAATATTTTATTATCGACAAAATAATCTTTATCACCTATTATATCATAAATTTTATCCGTTAAATTAAATTCTTTTATCAAACTCATTACTAATGTTTGTTTTTTCCCCAATCTTCCAGCGCCAACATCATATTTATACCCTTTATTATTATAAGTATAAATACGCCCTCCTATTCTATTTGATTTTTCAATTATAATAATATCATTTTGACTAATATTTTTATATTTAATAAGTTTATACGCTAAATATAAACCTGTTATACCAGCACCGACTATAATTCTAGTCATCTTCTAAAAAATGACACATATATAAAATATAATATAAAATATGAATAATATAAAAAAAATTGATAATAAGTTACATTTTTTCTTAAAAGTAAGAATGACATCATTAATCAATATTGATAATTATAACGAAAAATTCAAAGAATATCATGAAGATATTATTGAATTTTCTAAAAAAAATAATTTAACACTTATATCTTTAACATCAATGAGAGGTCAAGCATTAGCTTTAATGTCTCAACCAGAAATAAGAGGGTGCAAACATATTGGTAGAGATGAAGCAGTTAAATTTTTCAAAAATATTGGTATGGATACCAATGATGCTATACAACAATTTAATAAAACAACCGGTATTAAAAGAATGAAATTAAGAAGAGGGTATTATTGTTTAGAATATCCATTTAATTATGATACAACTGATTTAGATAAAAGAAAAGGAATTTCTATTACAGGAGATAGAGATAATTATATAAATATTATAAAAAAATGGTGGAAAAATAATTTAATTGATATTCCTAATAATGAATGGCAAATTGGTCATTTAGATCCAACAATTGGTGATTCTACTGAAAATAATTTAGCATATCAACCACCAATTCAAGGAAAATATAGAAATAGATTTAAATTTGATGAATTCTTTATTAAAATGTGGCCAACAGTATATGAATTGGTTGACAAATTAAATTATTATTATACTAATAATGAACAAAGAATATTATATGAAGAACTTAAGAAGAAATTTGAGACTCGATAGTATCTTTGATTCTATTTTCAGAAATATCTATATACTCTTTATTTATATCAAACCCTATATATCTTCTATTTGAATTAATACAGGCAATAGCGGTTGTTCCACTACCTATAAAAGGATCTAATATAATAGCATTTTCTTTTGTAAATAATTTTATTAAATGTGAAATTAAATTTACAGGTTTTACTGATAAATGGGTATTATATACTTTTTTTTCTATTTTACTTGGTTTTGATACTAAAAATACTTTATCTAATGTATCATCGATTTCTTCTGTTGTTATAATATTAGAAGGAAAGTACCCATCACCTGTTTTTGTTTCATCAGATGTATTCATTAATCCAGTACCATATTTTTGAAAATTATCTATATATCTTTTTTGAATAGGTTTTACAGCAAGACACATTGGTTCAATTGCTGGTTTTAATTGTGGTGTTTTCCAATTATTACATTGTTGTTTTAATTTAATTTTTTCATCACTTGTTAATAATTTATCGTTATCTATAATATGATTTTGTGAAAATGCTTTAACTTGTGACTGTGTATATATCCACCCTAACATATCTCTAATTTCAAAACCAGCATCTTCAATTGCCATTGTCATTGAATGATATAATCTAGGGCTACTAAAAGAAATGAATGCGCCACCCGGTTTAATTATTCTATAAATTTCATGTGATACTTTTGAATAAAAATCATAAAATTTTTTTGATTGATTTCTATCAAATTTCATACCTTTTGGTAAATTACCAACGAGCGAAGAAGAACCTTTATTATCAATATTATCTTTATTCCAATTATTACCAAGACCATCTAAAAAATATGGTGGATCTGTGCAAATCATATCAATAGAATTTGAAGGAATTTTTTTTATTATTTCAATACATTCTGTATGTATAACTTTATTAATAATATCATTTAAATCTAAATATTCTTCTGAATTATTTTTTTCTAACAATTCTATTAATTCATTTTTTGATTTATTTTCTAAATTATTAATATTATGTTCCTTACACAATTTTATTAAGTCCGATTTTTTTTTTAAAGTATAATCCATTTATATAATTGTGTATAAATATAAATATCATTTTTTAAAGTTTATAATAGACATAATATATACTCAAAATAAAATTGAATGAAAAATACATTATTAAAGAAAAAAATGATTTTAATATTTGTTTGTTATTTAACACTAATATGTTTTTGCATATTGATGAATTTCCAGATGATATTATTGATATTATTTATTCCAAAATTGTTTTTAAACAACCCAAGACCCTTTTAAATGAAATAATTAAATATGGAGAAAATAGAGAATACTTATATTATTTAAATAGATTAGATGATGATTTATTATATGAATGTTTGTATGATATAGTTATTATATATGTACTTATTTGTGATAATATAGTTCCATATTCTTGTGATCCTGACCAATTAAATAATGCTAATTATATAAAACTTGATAAAATAATATTTGGTATTTACGATGAGAATGGTATATTCGATGCATGTAAAGCGTATAATATTATATATATGATTATTATGAATATTGATAATTATTATGTTGAAAAAATTATAGAACCATATATTTCAGTTATTAAATATGATGAATTAAATATCATAGGATATTTAACATATAATGGAATTTGATAAAAAATGATATATATTTAAATTTAATTTTAAATAAATGAAAAGTTATTTATTCGAAAATAGAAATAGAAAATTTAATTATAAAGTTAATAATATATTATATAATGTAGATATTTATCTTTATAAATTAACATTAATTTTTTGATTTTAATCTATACAAAGTATAGACCTTATGAAAATTATTTATGACATATTAGTGATTATTTTTTTAATAAATGGTTTATTTTGGTCATTAGCGACACATTATGAACATTGTGTATTAACACAATATTTTAATATAAATAAGTGCTTATCTCATGGAACACATTTAATAATTGGTATAATTAGTTTACTTATCGCTATAATAATTAAACAACGTTCGTATTTTAGAAATTTTATATAAGAAATTTATATAATATAATTACATAGAAAAATGAAAAAAATCTTTTATATTTTACTTTATATCTCATTAAGTAGCGCATTTAATAATATTGTTACTCCAAATTCAATTAGACTTAGACATAATATTAATTTTAAGATGCAAAATAATAATATGGATGCAAAAAATTTTGATAAAATCGACAAAAATAAGTCTGGTAAATTAGATCAGCAAGAACTTAATAATTATTTCGGTAATAATGAAATTATGAAATTAGGAGATTTAAATAATGATAATGAAATTGATTTTTCAGAATTCGAAAGAGTTGTTAATATTGATAAATTTGGTATTGAAAATGGTGGTAATTTATATGTAAGAAATGCTATTAAATTTGGATTTCTTAGCAAAAATTCTATTTTAGCACAGGGAGAAGCATCGGTTATCGTAGGTAATAAAGGTTTTGATCCATTAAATTGTTCAACAGATATGTTAACATTAAAAAAATATAGAGAAGCAGAAATTAAGCACGGAAGATTAGCAATGCTTGCAACTGTTGGTTGGCCAATTTCGGAATTATTTCATCCCTATTTATCAACAATTACACAAAATACAAATTTATTATCTTTTAATAACAAAGTTCCTTCCATTCTTAATGGAGGTTTTGAAAAAATTAATCCAATTTTTTTCATGAGTATTATTGTATTTGCAGCAAGTATCGAATCTATTGTTCTTAATAAGGATTATAATAATTATTTTGATTATAGGATTCCTGGTGATTTTGGATTTGATCCGCTAAATTTTTATACTAATAAAAGTGAATTTACAAAAAAAAATTTAGAATTAAAAGAATTAAATAATGGACGATTAGCCATGTTAGCAATTACTTATTTTGCATTTAGTGAATTTATTACAAATAATCCAATTGTAACAAATTCGCCATTTTTTTAATTTATTCATTATATTTATATATTTCTTTTTGTATTATTAAATTTATCGAATTTGACGGCAATATCATTATTAATTTTTTTATAAATTTATTTATAATTCTATTAAAATCATTACTTGGATATGAAAATACAATATCACATACGGCATCTTGTTCATTTTCTAATTCATTTAAAAACGATTTTGCATTAATATCATACCATAATTTTAATAATTCTTTGTGAATTTTCATTAAATCATTTATTCTATAACTTTTTAATAGTCCGATAGAATCTTTTACTTCTCCATAATGGTTTATTTCATGTAATAATTTATTTGGTGGTAAATATATATATTTTGCACATTCAAGTAAAATATCACTAGGCAAATTGTCAATAAGTTCAATCAATGACATTTTAATAATAAAAGGTACTGATAAAATTCATTTTTTAAAATTAAATAGTATTTCTTAAACTTTTTACATATTTGAATATTTATATATATATTATATAAAAAAATGATATAATTTTATTTTAATTTTAATAAAATTATGTGTAATATTAATCAGAATGTTAACATTAGTGATATAGAAGATTTTAATCAACATAAAAAAAAAACAATTGAAAATGATATGTGGATAACTTTACTAAATGAATTTAAATCAACTTATTTAAACTTTAATACTAAAAAGGATGTTATTATTTTTCAAAAAAAAATGCAAAAAAATTACAAA